ACGTCTACATCTCCCATCTCCGCCCTATCGTCGATAGCAACACGAACTCAACACCTCAGTACAACAACAAATACAGGGTGTGGGGCACTCGATTCAAGTAAACGACTCTCCGTAAAATACGGATAACGCATACAAACCATGTCCGTCCGCATCCAAGTCCGCCGAGACAGTTCAGAAAATTGGCAGGAAGCCAATCCAGTTCTGGCGTCAGGCGAGATCGGTTACATCACTGATCTGCGGATGGCCAAGATCGGCAATGGTTCCGATCCTTTCAACACCCTCCAGTTTCTCGTAGGTGGGAATGAAGCGCAGATTCTTGCGCTGATCAATCAAAACACCGCTGCGATTACAGCAGAGTCGCAGGCCCGAGCATCTGGTGACGCAGGACTGCAAAGTGCGATCAATGCCGAGAGCGCTGCTCGCTCCGAGGCCGACAACGAACTAAGCGGCCGCATCCTCGCCCTCGAAACTGCCGACCCCGAGATCCCTGAGATCCCCGAGGGTTTAGCCGAGCAGGTCCAAACCAACACCGAAGCCATTCAAGGCTTGGTCACGAACGACGAGAATCTTGCTGACGCCATCAACGGCAAGCTGAGCCTGCCCCAGGGCGAGCTGACCGAACTCAATGTCAACGATTGGCTCATCATCGGACGAACAGATCCGAATACGGGCATCACTCCCACATACCTGAGCAGGTTGTCCACGCTCAAAGACGAGTTGGGTCATCCCGAGAAACCACCTGCCACGGGCTTTGCCAAGTACGTGTTTGCTGGAGAAACTTGGTGGGGCCAGCCTGCCAAAGGTGAACTGTGGACCAACTTTGGTGAGAACCAGATCTACCTCAGCGCCACCGATGGCGAAGATAAAGATCAGACCGAGAACATCAGAGCGCTGAGGAAAGGAGAAACTTTATTGGTTTCGGGACCAGAAGGCTGGACCCGGTTCGGTATCAAAGCCAAACCCAGTTTTGCCTCAGGCGAGAACGGCGACTACTACGTCATCAACGTCCGTTTAGAAGACCTCGAAGGACGTATCAACATTGGGGATGAGATTGTCCTATCTCTGGCGGAAGACGAAGGGTTAGCCAATTACATCGAAAGCGTCCCCGCCATGGACCCCCTAACTGATTTATACGAGACCGTTGCCAAAATGAGGAAGGAGCTAACCGCTCTGAAAGGCCAAGTCACTCGACTCAAAAATGGCAGTAGCAAATGACCCCAACATCACCGACCTCGGATCCGGGTGGACAATCACCAGGCTCTACGACAAGGCCGGTGCTTATTACCGAGTCGACGGACCAGGGAACAAATCCACCACAACCGAAGACTTCTACTACGCCCACGTCTACGCCAAAAGGCTCGGGTGGGAAGGGTGAGTTCCGCCCCCTCCCCTTCCTATACCGGATGCTGGTGGGCATATTCCTAGTGGAAACGTTCTTCCTCGCTATGACGTACAGAGGTTGTATGAATATGCAAAAAACCTCGGGGGACAACATCCAAGAAATCTGCCCGCGTTTAGCAGAACGTTCAGACAATTTGTTTGGCGTGGCAGTTGCCACTGTGCTCAGCCTGATGACAGGCCAAGCGGTGGAGAACTTCAGAAGGAAGGACTAGACGGTCTCGGTGTGCCAGACGATCCAGCCTTCACCGGTCAACCTTTCCCTAGCTTTCTTGGCTTCTGAGACTGGAAAGTCAAAGACATTAGTCACCCCGTTCATGTAGCAGTACAACCTGACGAGACCGCACATAGTCATCCTCGGGGATAGAGCATTCCGGTCTCGGGACGATCGTCCTCGCAAAGACCAGAGTCACCACTCTGCGAACAAACAGGGCTCAATAAAAAGCGGATGCTTTTCTTAAAAGTTGGGAACTTGATAAAAATGTCAGGTTCAACAGGCAATAGGTAAAAAGGTAGCTCAAGGATCGGAACAGTCATGAGGTGGGATTGTCAGGATTTACAGCACCAGTTTTTAGGAGGAGAGAGATAGTGCTGCTTACATTTAGATCTATGTAAAAATCATCTGCAATTTGAACGGCTTCACACGAAGATTCATCGCTATACAACGCCGCACTTTGAATACTACCATTACTGGCCCTATTGTATTTCGTAAACATATCAGAACTCACATATTGGTGAGTCAGAAAAGCAGTTGGATACGAAGGACCACCGGCTAAATCAACGGCATTAGTAACAAAGCCTGTTTTATTATTGTATCTTCCAGTACCTATTAAATAACGATTTCCAGTTGCTGTAATTATAGTAGTAAACCAACCTTCCCAGTAATATGGATCGTCAACTGTGTCATTACAAGCACCTGAAAAAGGGAGAGAAACAGCAAACAAATTGCTGCCATCAGTCAACCCTGTAGCTACTCCCTTGCGCCTAACCAAAAAAGAATTACTGTCTTGATCTGACTCCCAAACTTGAATATCAAATGTGCCATAAAAATACAGAAAGGGAGAGGTAGTAGTGGTTGATTTACTAGTAATACCAAGCGTGGGATCTGTTTCATTTATATCCCAGGTATAACTAATAACATCATTGGTTGTAATCTCAAACTCGTGAACTTGACTGGTTTGCATAACCGTCCCAATAGTTGTAACCCAACTCTGCCTCGTTCCGTAATAAATATCGCTGCCTGAATTCCCTTTAAAAGCTGTGTAACCTCTTGTAGTCAAATACGTCAAATAAAACCAATCAAGCCAAGCTGCTATATCAGTAGTGTCACTAGCGTCGGCGCGAGTGACAGTCCGTTCGTCAGCAAGAATCCAAGTCATGATGATTAAATTCGAGTAATAACTGCTTTAGCTTTATTGTACCAATGCCTCCTATCTTCCAAGCCGTTATAGCCTCCATTCAAAATTCTTGTTGCATACTCTACATCACCCGACTTACACACCTCTAAATAGTTGTTGTTAATCAACCAACCAATGCAAATGCTGAATGGGTACTTTTCCGCAGTGTAAGCAGTACCTTCGGCCATGATACGAGGATCATTTAAGCCTCTCTTTTCGCGCAGATAATCATAACTAGCCTGGAAATTTGCACGACCTGTGCATTGAATAGCGCCACATCCCGAGAAACGGGCACCATCTCCGCTCTGATAATTTCCAAGATCCGAGCGTCCCTCGTACATGCTTGTGAAATAAGCAGTAGAGCCCAGTTCTTTCATATAGACCCAATTCGCAGTTTCATGCGCCATCTGCGCAATCAACATCTGAAATGCAGTCAGATCTTTATCAAAGCCAGTCGTGGCAAGGAGATCATTGAAGTCATTGCAAAACGTCTCATCAAAAGAAGACGCCGCATGCCCGGAATACCTGCCCATCAATTCAGGCGTGACCGGGCCGGAGATCTTTGAGCTTGGTGGCGGCTCGGGTGGATTGCGATAAGTAGTAACCCACCCCGAGTCTGATTTCAAAAGACTCTCGGGCATGGCCTCATACAGCTGCTTTACAGCTTCAGCTTGGTGAGCTTCGTCATTGAAGTAAGTCCAGAAATTCTGGAATTCAGCCGGGGTGAGTTTTGTCATTGATCAGGCCACAGTCAGAGAACGAGGGGATCCACCGCCACCGGGATGGAAATTGCCGCCACCAACACAAGTCATGGTGATCTTGGTGCCTTCAACTGCGATGTCTCCATCCCAGCGATTGGCCAACCAGCCGATAACCAATTCCTTCTCGCCCTCGGTGGGGGTGTAAGCCATCCGACCGAAGTCTCCGAGCTTGCCGTTGTGGGTCAAGGTGAAGGCACTGCTGTTCACCGGGGTGACGACGAAGTCCCGGTTGTGCCAACGGCGATACCAGTAGAGGATCGAAGCGGCCTGGTACTGAGCGTTGCCGTTCAGCTCTCCGCCCTCAACGATCTGGTCGGGCTCGTCATCAATGATGCCGGTGCCGAGGCTTGCGAGCCGCAGCTCCGCACCCGCAGAGTCGGTGATAGTCACCACACCACGGACGCTCTTGCCCTTGTCGGTCTCCCCGAGGCTGTAGCTCAGCCCTGCAAAGCCATCAATGACATCCCAGCTGCCATCGGTGCCCCACTCCCAGGAATAAGTCTCGGTGTAAGGCTCTTTGCCGCCCTGAGCAGTGCCAGGAATGATGGTCAGGATTTTGCCGGTGAAAGGCTCACCTTCGAGGACGGTGTCCGTCTTCTTCCCCAGCTCAGCACCGGGCTCGGGCTCAGGTGGTGTCACCTGTGAGTCGTAGACCTTCTCAGCGGTTTGGGGGCTATCGGTGCAGGTGTTATCGACCGTTGACACCGTGACCGTGATATTGGCCGCAGCGGCAGGCTCCGAGAATGTGATTGCGACTGGGTTGGAAGTGGCATCTGCGATCTCGCAGTTGACCCCCTCACCTTCCACAACCCAGGCGTAAGTCAGATACTCACTGTCGCCAGTGTTGTCAGCGGTGAAGTTGACCGCCTCCCCTACGACGCCGGTAGCGGGACCACTGATGGTGACAGGGCCGATGGTGGTATCAGCGGGATAAACGACCCCGGTTTTTTCCGAGTCGAACTCTTCAGGATCTGCCTCACCCTCTTGGACGACGTCGGCGACCTTGAAGATGCGACCAACATCCTCAGCAGTGAGCAAGCGAGTCGTGAAGAGTCCTTTGACGGCCCAATCGGTACCACCGTTGTCGGAGTAGTACCACTTGGTGTTTTTGACCTCACCGGACGCATAGGTGCCGGAAGTGGCGGTCAGCTCTTCGCCGACCTTGCACTCCCCGGTAATGACGGGGGGAGACGTTTGTGTAATAGCCATTGGAGAAATGGGGGTTCCCTCGTTGAGGGCGGGTGCGGACGTAACTGCGCGTGGTTTTGTCCTCCTAGTTCGGGCCATCCGCACCGCAGCAGCTACCCCTCAAGTTTAGGTTTATCTCTGTTCTTGGACTAAATTGGTTGAGCCAGCGGGTTGCAGCCCCTGGCCCCGGATCACTCGCACTACCGAGCAACCATGAGCATTATCGAGGAACGCTGGCGTCCTGTCGTCGGCGATGAAAAAAGATTCGTGTCTTCCCATGGGCGAGCCATGGGGCCAAGAGGGCTTTTAAAGGTCAGCACCAAGTACGGGTACGCCAAAGCAGGGGATCTGCGTATCCACGTAGCGGTGGCTGAAGCCTTTTTCGGTCCTCGCACAGATCCGAAGCATGTTGTGTGCCATGGAGACCATGGGCATCTCTGCAATGGCATATGGAATCTGCGCTACGACAGCCATGTGGAGAACATGGGCGACAAGAGCGCAACATGGGCAGAGCAAGGCAAGAAACCAAGCCCTGTGGTTTGGCCGCTAGCAAACGAATACAGACTAGGAACTAGCGGAAGACTAGAACCCGTTGCGGCAGAAGAGATCTTAAGCTCTACTTGTCACTTTGGGGTAGTGGGGGTCGTGGGTTCAAATCCCGCCGCTCCGATTGATCAAACATCCGTCGACGACCAAAACCCCAGTGAGAATGCGGCTTCCGGGCCGCTCCTCTGGTCGTCGCCAGACCAGTGCGGACCACTACAATGTGGTCTCTACAGGTCTGAAATGAGCCCACTTAGTAACCCGATAGAACCGGGGGCACTTAAACGGCTCAACGCAAGGCTCAAAGAAGACGGTGTCCGGGTCCAGGTCGTCCTTAAAGGGCCTTCGGCCTACCTTCGAGCTTCCTACCCACACAAAGACGGAGGCCCACTCAAAAAGCAATACTCGCTCAAGCTCGACACGATCGAATTACATGAGATCGACAAGCTGGCAAGGAAGGTCGGAGCCCTCTTGCGCTACAACAAATTTGACTGGAGTCTCTGGGGAACTACCAAAGAAGAGCGAGAGGGTAAAACTGTCGCAGATTTCCGAGAAGCAGCCAGGAAGCTCTACGACGAAAAATACGACAAGGAAACTACGTGGAAAAAAAAGTGGGGGCCTGCGCTAGCGAAGCTCCCACCTGATTCCGTCCTCGTTTCCAGCGAGCTGTTAGCCGCTGTAGTAAGAACAATGACCTATGGCTCAGCAGGTCGAAGAGATCAGGGACACATTTTCTGCCAAGTTGCGCAAACCCTAAAATTACCGACAGAGGAAATTAGGGAAGCAGCTCGGGGGTACACGACCAAAAAACTCCAACCCAGAGACATTCCGACCGACGATCAGATTGAATCCATATACAACCAACTCAAACCAAACCATTGGCGTTGGATGTTTGGTATGTGCGCAGCCTTTGGCCTTCGCCCCCACGAAATCGTCGAATGCAAGCTTTTAAAGGACGGAACCGTAGAAATTGGAGACGAAACCAAAACTGGTTTTCGGCTGGCGTGGGCGTGCAAGGAAGAGTGGTTAGAAAAATTCAACCTCTTTGACGTGCAAAGCCCTCCTCAGACAAAAGAGACTGTGGCTAAGGCGGCTAATGACTACCTCCACAAACGTGGTCCCGTCCCCTTTGCCTTGTACAACTTGCGGCACGCATACGCAATCCGACTGTTCCACAAAAAAGTACCGAGCGACATCGGCGCAAGACTCATGGGACATAGCGACAAAGTCCACCGGGAGACTTATCACCGTTGGTATGACGCTCGGGAGATCAGTCAGCTTCGCGGTCAATTCCAGCTCTAACCAAAACTTGATCTAACCAGTCCTGACCAGTATGATTCGGCTAGGACTGGCAACCAGAATGGAAGCGCTGCTGATCGACATGGCCAATCGCTTAGCTCGGATGGAGCAACTGATGGAGGCCCACTTCCAGGAGCAAGAGCAGTCGGAATGGCTGAGCCCTGCTGAGTTCTGCAAGCAAGCAGGCATCACTAACGATGCCCTGCGTGGCCTCATCAAAAAAGGCCGCATCCACGGTGACGCGATCCGAAACGTCGGAACGGCCAAGCGGATGCGGCTGAAATATCACCGAGTGAAGGCTCTCAACCAATACCTGAACAGAGAGCCAGCACCCGATTACCGAAAGGGTTAATTGCAGACAACAAGCTGCTTCTTCGCCCGAGACACAGCCACGTAGGCCAGGGCATTGCTCGCCTTGTTATTGCGCTTAGGGATGTCTGGGAATACCCAGACCCGATCAAAACTGCTGCCCTGACTCTTGTGAATGGTCATTGCAGTGCTCAAATGCACTGATGCAAAGTGCTTTTCGCGCCACAAGATGAACTGATTCAACGCTTTACGAATCAACTCATCCCGAGATCGATCGTCAGCAAACCCCTTTAGGTAGTCCTGCGTGGCATCAAACTTCTTCTTCTCACCCTGATGGTTGTTGAAGACAAAGAACACGACATCTTTGCCATCAAAGTCGGCGTAGACCTTGTGACAACGATAGATATCCTCATCACCGTCAGCCCCAAGCAAAGCTCTGACTGCCTGCATTCCCAAAATGTGGTCAGCAACCTGCAGCCCTAAGTTCAGCCGGACAGACTCGCAACCTAAAACGGTCATATCCATGGAGCTAGGCACCAACGGATGTGATCCACAGGGATCTTCAACTGCCCTAGCAGCCATCACATGCTCTCCCTGCACAAAAGGCATCTCTACCCCCGGGTTGCGCCGCTTGTGAATCTCGTTATTCACCATGTGGACGTTGCTATTGGTGTGGCAAACAACCTTTAAATGCGGGTCAGCTTCCGCCGCTGCATACAACGCTTCCAGGTACTCCTTCTTGTTGCCGTAAACAACCACCTCACCCTCATCATCTTGAGCTGCTTTCAAGTTCGGGTAGCCCTTGCCCCAAGTGCGCACCTTCTTGCAAGCGTCGAGGATGCAGCCGTCGTGCCGCATCACTTCAGTCAAATTGAACGTCAGGTCGCAGTCAGTAAAAGCAGAGCAAAGCTTGCCATCCGCTACTGGAGGAAGCTGCGCCTTATCCCCGAGGAACAGAATGGTCTGCCAATCGTTCTTCCACTCCAGCAGCCACTGGAAATACTGCTCCGACATCATCGACACTTCATCGATGACGATGAATTGGTAGGACGCTTCAAGCGGCACCTGCTGCCGCATCGTTACTTTCTCCCGAGTCTGCGGGTCAGTAACAGGCCGCGCTTTAAGGAGCTGATCGCAGGTGATGATCGGATGGTCAACAATTCCGTATTTGGCTAGCGAAGCCGCAACTTCGCCTTTTGCTTTGTGGCTCATCGCTGCCACACAAAGTTTCCCGGGGAGCTGCCTTCCCCATTGATCAAACCCAGGATTAGTAGCTCCTGGAACGTTTTCAATAAAATCTTGCAAAATCCGACCCAAGACTGCTGTCTTTCCAGTGCCTGCTGGACCTTGAAGAAGAATGTTTAAGCCATCGTTGGCATAGACAGCGTCAGAAATGCCTGTGAAGGCGGCCGCTTGGCCAGCATTGAGATCCATTTTTGAGTGGATTGAGTTCCGTTTCCACTATAACCAACTCATGAACTGGTGACTAGCCGCCGTAGTTCCGTTTGATTTCTCGGAACCGCTTGTCCTCCGCTTTCTCCTTCCACCGCTCGAACTGCATTAACCGGCCATGCCCCCGGGCCTTCTTCTTCCCCCGGGACCACGCCTCAAACTCTTTCGCATCCAGCACCAGGCGAGCCAAGAGTCCAGTAGGCAAGCGCTTGGCGATAGCAATCAAGTCGACAATCAGTTTGTTGTGTTCAGCGCTCAACCTTGCCCCAGCGGAACCAACCGAATGCCGTCGTCTTCCAGCAAGATCTCCAGCTCATCGCCCGGTTCCAGCCCCCACTTGGCGCTGTACGTCGCCCCGAGAAGGATGATTCCGCTCTTATGCACAGCCGTCTTGTAGTTGGCCCGTTTCCCTCGTTTTTTGGGTGGCGCGATCTTTACCCCCCGAGCTGAGAGCAGCTCGTCCATGAACCTTTTGGTCATGACCTGCTGCTTGTTCCCTTCGATCACCTTCACGTAACCCGCCTTCTGGGCCAACTCGCTCTGAGTCAGCCCTTCATTTTCTCGCACAAATTCAACAAGCTCTACCCCTGTAAGCATTGAGAGGAGGTGACTTACTAGAAAAAGTGTAAGCACCTCCTTGCTAATTATTTAATACTCCAATCGTCGCCCACTGCGACCTCAGCTTTGATGGGAACCTTCTTACACACCAAATTGCCAGCGTCTTCCATACACTTAACCACCATTTCAGCCCAATAATCAGCTTTTTCAGGCGTAGATTCGACTACCAGTTCATCGTGGCACACGCAAATTAATTTCGCCGAATCGTCCTTAACCATCAGTTCCTCCAGCATCACCACAGCGATTTTGGCAATGTCCCCCGAGGAGCCTTGAACTGGAGTATTGAGCCGGGTTGTGTATTTGTTGTTGTGGCCATAGAGAAAACGACGCCGCCCGTACTTGGTCAGCACTGCCTCGGTGGTCGAATTCCCTTGCGCGTCCTGCCACTTTTTCAGGTCTGGATAAGCCTTGCGGAAGAGATCCACGTATTCCTTGGACTGCTCTTTGCTCCAATCCAACTTGAACTGACTCACAGCTTGCCGTTGCAGTGTCGCCGCCCCAGCCCCATACAACAGAGCAAAGTTGCACACCTTGCCTGCAGTTCTCATCTCCTTGGTGATCTCCTCGGGGGGAAGCTGCATCATCAAACTGGCCGTCGCCTTGTGCATGTCCGCCCCCTCTTTGAAAGCATTGATCATCCTGGGCTCTCCCGAGATCTCAGCCGCCATGCGCAGCTCCATCGCGGAATAATCCGCTACGATCAACTTCATTCCTGGAGCTGGCTTAAACAGTTTGCGGAATCTTTTATCTCGGGGGATCTGCTGGACATTGATGTCCGCGCAGCTCATTCGGCCTGTCTCAGCTCCCATGAGGTTGTATCTGCTGTGGATCCGCCCGTCGTGCGCCACAGCCTTCATCAATTTCTCGGCAAAAGACGAAAGCGTTAGAGCTTCCTTCATGTCGAGATAAGCCTTAATCAGCGGCTCGGTGTTAGCCAAAAAGGCCAGCAGGTTTTGATCGAGGCTGAGTTTGCCCTGCTCATTGGGCCTCAAAACCACGCCAACCTCAGTGAATTTCTCAATCACTTGTGAGGTGCTGGCTGGATTAAACCCCTTGTACACCTTGGTTCCTAGCCGAATCGACCCGCTGTCCTTGATCCTTAAGTTGAAGCTCCCGTCTGGATCCCGAGGCAACCATTTCTCGGGCTCATCTGGATACTTTTCACGCAGTCGGATATCAAGCTTCGTCGCAAACTCTGTCCGCAGATCAAACGCAGCCATATCCAGTTCTTCTTTAAGCAGCGTCCCCTGCTCGATATCGAACCAGAAGCCATTCTTCTGCATGCGAGCCACAGGTCGGATCGCCTGCTGCTCCAGGTGATAGACGTCGTGGAGTGTGATTGAGTCGGTGACTTTCGACTTCTTGAGCGTGTCGAGCAGGATCGGCATGATCCGCGTCAAACACTCCGCATCCTTACCCGCGTAGCTGATCATCTTCGGCGTGATGGTGTCGGACCAATCCGCTTTCTGCTCTTCCTTCGGCAGCTCTTTCCCGAGCACCCGCTTATGGATCGAGCCCAGATCGTTCTTGGCCCCGGTCCCGTTGTTGATGACCTTGCTGGCGAACATCGTGTCGTGCAGCTCGCCACCGAGTTCTATACCTTCTTGCCAAAGAAAATTCAAGTCAAAAGGACTGTTTTGGAGAACTTTGGGTCTTTTCGTACCTTCCAAGATCTGCTTGATCAATTTCGCCCCCGGGCGTTCCCAGTCCACCTGGCGGTGAACCCCATCTCGGTAGGCATTGAGATCGATCACCAGGGCGAAATCAGGAATAGCGATCTGCACCAGGCGCACCCAATCCGTCAGTGGATCGAGTCCGGTGGTCTCTGTGTCGATCCCGAGCATCCCCTCAGTTTTGGCGATGATCTTGACCGCAGTTTTGAGGTCATTGAGCTGAGCAGGGCTTTCGATAAAAACGGCTTGCATTGAAAGAAAGAGTGGATTGATTACTTGCTAGAATTTCGGCAACAGGAAACGCTTGGTGGCGGCTCCTGGAAGAAAGCGGGGAGAGTAGACCCCGCTTTTTTCATGCCTAGAAGCCGGACATGTCGGGCTCGTCCCCGTCGTCCTCTTCCTCGCGCACGCGCACGTTGTGCCTGTCCCCCGAGGAAGTGACAGCCCCATCGTCCAAATCCCTGTCAGGGACTAAATCCACAGGTGTGTCATTTTCTGCTGTCTCGGGGAGTGACACACCTTCTGTCTCGGGGGGTGTGTCCTCCATCTCTTGAGTTGGTTGGTTTGACTCGGGGGAGTGTTCTGAAGGTGTGTCACCGCCGGAAGGCTGATTTTGTGACACACCTGAAGATCCCTGTCCCTCACTGGGATTTGAAAGGAACTCTGTTATTTGTTGTTTGGAGGGGGGCAACGTGCGAGCGAGGAACAGCTCATTCATCCCCCCGTTCTGCTTTCTTTTCTCCGAGAGAAGCAGGGCATCTTCGACGTACCGCTTCAGCCACCTCCTCACCGAGCTGAATCCAGGAGGAGTGGACTGAGTCCACCCGAGCATCTGCTCACACAACTGCTCGTAGACCTCCCGAGCGTTGACTCCAACCCTTTTCCCAGCTTCTTTCTGCTCCTTGCAGCGATTGACGACGATCTGCAGCACCACCTCCCGAGGGTTGGGATCGTTCAGAGGCACACCCTGTTCATCAGTTGCGCCGGTCTTGACGGTCGGAGTCCAGTCGTTGACCTCGAAGCGGTAGTCGTTGTCCCGCTCCACCACGAAATGGTCCCCCTCTCGCCCGAGACGGGACTTACAAACCTCGATAAGCCTGCAGTTGTCCGCGTTGTACCCAGACTCCGTTAAACGGGCCTTCTGGCGGTCTGAGGGCCTCTGGAGCTTCCAGCATTCGTCAACGGCGTTCTCCAGGTATCTGGTGCCCCGCATGCTGCCCTCGGCATTGGTGTGGTGGATTAGCAGGAACGAGGTTGCAGGCCACCCAAATTCATCAGCGGTGCCATTGCAGTCCTGGATGTCGTAGATCGGGCTTGCATACGCCTTCTCGTTCTCCGAGACCACCATCCGGCTAGAACAGGAACCAATGGAATCAATCACCACCAGGCTGGGTTTGTGCTCCCGAATCCAGTCACGGAGGAGTGCGATCTGGTTCATCTGCCAAGAACGCTTGTAGACAAAACGTCCTCCGCAGTCTTTTGGATCGATCTTGTTGTCTTCCAGGTCGCGAACCAGCTTTGATTCGCTCTGGTCGGATTGGATCAAAAGCACACAGCCTTTTTGGACAGGCATGTCCAAGCCTCTAATCTTCATGGACTCCCCATAGAGGACAGACCGCATGAAGGCCATGGCTGTTGCCGTCTTACCGCAGCCGCCCTGGGAAAAGAGGATCGTGACACTTGGCTTCCTGACGAAATCAGGAATCAAGTAAGTCAGCGGCTCAACTTTCGTGTACCAAAGGGGGTCACTGTTGGCAGCCTCCGCTTGTTCGGCATAGCGGTACTCGATGAGCATCGCCTCGCACTGCGTCCCCGTGAGGTGTGAGAAGCCCTCCTTCTGAGCCAGCAGCCGCATTTTGTGGTGCTTGACCGCCGGGTTGCGCTCGGAGTCGTAGATCTCCCCAAGAGCCGCAAACCAATCCTCGGCCTTCATCTGCTTCCGGTCCGCCACCTCAACCCGCGTCGTCTTGATATCGCGGATCTCGATGTCGAGGTCGTAACCCAGTGCTGTTGCAATGGGCTTCATGACGTCGTACACCTTCGACCGCCATTCAGCGGGCTCAGCCTCCCAGTCGTTCAGATGCGCCTTCAGCGCAAAGCTGAACATGTTGCCCCGAGCGTGGCAGCCCTTGCAATGCCAAAGGCCGTTCTCGGCGTTGATCTGAAAACTGGTTCCTGACTCCCCACCGTGGATGGGACAACCGGATGTGTAGTGCGGCTTATCGCCGTCCCGGTCTGTCCATCCGTACTCATCAAAGGCCGGGTGGTTGAAGATCAGCTCCTTCATCCGAGGAATGAGCTTGTCCTGCACCTCGTCCTTGTTCCACCACTCGTAACACTCGCGGTACTTACCGGCGTTACCAAGCTGGCCAGCGGTGTCGAGCTTCTGCTGATCTTCGTAGTTCTCGACAAACAGATCCCAGCCCGATCGAGAGTTCCGGTACGGCTCCAACAGGTTGAGCAGCCAAGGCGGAGCGAGTTCGGGTAGGCCGTTGTTGTAGTTCAGCCATTGATACGTCCTGCCGCTGGGGTGGATGCTTCCGGGCAGCACTGACATGCAGTTGCCGAAGCGGATCACCACCTCCTCGTATTTCTTCTCCCGGTCTTCGGCAGTCCGGCCCACATCACCCTGCCCCTGCGCCCAGGTGCCGTCTTCTTTGAAGATCAGGCTGGTGAACTCCTTGAGGGAGGGCACCATGCCTTTCGGCAGCATGTAGGCGATCTGCCTGCGCCCTGGCGTCCCAGACCACCAGGCCATGGTCGACTCCTGGCCGTGCTCCTCGTAGTCATCCCCGAGGAACTCTTTAAAGCGTGCGTCAGCGGTGTGGCCGTCAATGTCGACCATGACGAGGCCCATGCTGGGCGGCCCAGTAACGACGCCGATACCGCAGTAGGGGGTAGCGCCTGGGTATTTGAAGATCTGATCTGGCCGCATATGGAAATTGCTGTAGTAGCGCTCGCCAACGAGCTGCCAGTTATCCATCGCGTGGCCAGTGGCCCACCCTTTGATGTAGGTGGCCTTGTTGCTGTCTACGGGGACGTAGCTCCAATCCTTTGGAAGGAAGCCGTTTGAGACCTGATCAATCGCGGGGCCTGTCGGGAAATCGTTGCTCATACAAAAGCTGAGGAGTAGAGGTGTTGCTCAGCGTTGGTCACCTTAGCGCTTTAACCAAACCATTTCAATGCGCCAAGGAATACGCACTGCGTCTATGTAATGTTTGAAACAGTTTTTTCGTGTATGTTTGGGCCTGTTACCAACCCACTTGTGAATCAATGTCGTCTAAAAACGACTTGGTTGCGGCCTACACTGAAGGAAACAAAAACTTTGCTGTTTTGTTTTCAAGGTGGATGGACGGAAATGAATGGTCTCACCCGATTGTTGTGAGCTTGGCTAAGGGCGTGTGCGGTGGTGCGTCCTGGTTCCACTCCTCGCAGATCAGCGGTATTCGCCAGGGCAAATCTCAGTCCCCAGGACCGCGCCAATTCATTGCGATTTGGAAGCTCAACAAGGCGCTCTACGACTACAAAAATGGCGGCCCGCTTATTCCGGGCACAACTTCCTCAAACAACTACCAGGAGGCCGAGCCAGTCGTGCTTGACGACGGCACTTGCCCCGACCTGGGGTGGTGGGTCAGTTGCTTCTCCGGGCTAGTCCCCTTACCCGAAAGGTACAAATCGAACCGAATTTCCTTCACCGAGAAACGGGCCGAAGCCTTCAGCCACAACTACGCCCGTTTAATCCGAAAACTGTTTGTACAACAGGATTTAGACCTGATCGAGAACCTCGACATGACGGTCTTCCAGTACTACCCAGCCAAAGACAAGGAGCGAGTCGCTTTTCTTAAGACGGTGCTAACGTCCAAAGCGTCCTGGTCACCAGACGAGTTGCAGACTGAACTGGTTGCACTAACCAGCTTAAGTAACGCACTTGGAGGGCCATCAAACGAGGAAGATTTACTCGAATTTTTGCGATGACCAGACTGCTCGGAGCTGCACGAACGGACAAAGGACTTCACTGGGTTGTGGACCATGATTGTCCTGGCTCAGAGACCTGCCCTCATTGCATCCAACTTGTTCCGGTTACGAGGGGTTACAGGCGTCTATTGGAAGATGTGCTCAGTTGGCTACGGGATCCCGCCAACTGGGAGCCACCAGTGCTGGATACAGAACGTAAATAACCAAATCGTGGTTGCCACCAATTCATGAACATGTTAGTTTGACCCTGTCCCGTTTTGGGACCATCAAACCCCGTAAACCCCAACAACCCCCTTACTCCCATGGGCTTTCTTACAGCCGAAAAAATCGAAGCCGTTCAGTCCAACCGCTCTGCCGGCAACTACTTCCAGACCAAAGGCATTGAAGAAAACGGACCCGGCGTCAAGCTGCGTTTTCTGGGTGACGCCATCACAGGTGTAGGCGGCTGGCGTGACGAGAAGCCCATCCGCTTCGAGATGCGCCCTAGCGCTGATGAGTTCGACATCGACACTCTGGATGTCGACCGCTTCAACGGCAAACCCGGCCGACTGAAGGATTTCATCGCTTCTGTCGTTTGGAACTACGAAATAGAAGCTCTTCAAATCTTTGAGATCAATCAGACATCCATCCAGGACAAGCTGATCGCTCTACACAAAGACGAAGAGAACTGGGGTGACATCAATATGTACGACATCGTCATCCAGAAAACCAAGAAGGGCGATCGCATCGACTACGAAGTTGTCCCGTCTCCTAAAGGCATGGGCAGGCTGGACAAAGAGATCGAGAAAGCATTCGATGAAACCCCTATCGATCTGACGAAGCTTTACACCAACGAAGACCCCTTCAAGCCTGGCGAGTGACCACCAACTCACGAACTGGGGACATATGTCCCCTTTCTTTTTTATTATGAAAACCTCTACAAAACCACGTCTCCAAACGGTCTATGGCCGCAACCTCTCTTACGAGGCATACCGCCGTGGATGGTCGGTCAAGCAAACCGCCGAAGAGCTGGGCACAACCGAAATTGTGATCCACAGAATTCGTCAGGCCAAGAACGTCAACCTCGACGCCAGCATCCTCGCTAAAGCAACTCAAGTATTCGACTGCGATTACAACACGCTTCTTGAGCCCCGAGAGGATCTCTCGTATGAGTCCTAAAACTCAAATCCCGTTCCTCCCGAAATACGAATCCATCCGAGTCACTGCCCCTGACGGCACGCGTCGTTATGACACCCCGGTTGGGAAGGTGCCTTCGGTCACAACTGTCCTTTCTGGCAGTCGTGATAACACAGGTATCGAGATGTGGCGCGAATCAGTTGGGGAGGAAAAGGCTAAAGAAATCACCGAGTTTGCATGCTGGCGCGGTGACATGCACCACAACAATATTGAGAACCTTTTAATTAACGGCGTTCAGCCAAAATTAAATATGGTTTCTACTCAATATTGGAAATCAAGCGCCAAGTTTCTCACTACTATCCGCCGGACAGTTCTTTGTGAGAGTTGCATTTGGCACCCTAAAGGATACGCAGGCGCATTTGATTGCCTCGCTTATCTCGACGATGACACTGATCAACCTACACTTTTAGATTGGAAGACGAGCGCGAGGCATCGCAAACCCGACAAAATGTATGATTATAAAGTACAAGTAGCGGCCTATGTTGCTGGTGCCAACTTTGTCTACGCTCGCCAGGGTCTAAAAATCCGCCGCGCCAAGATCGTGGTCGCCATTCCTAACACTCCGGCCCAAATTGAAGTTGTAGAAGAAGATGCTCTTACCCAATTATTTGAACACTTTCTCTTTCGCCTAGAGCGGTTCTACCTATGAAACAACGAACACTCCATTACCCGAGTCAGGAACGGCTTCGGGAACTCTTTTATTACGAAGATGCCCAACTAAAACGTAGATCAGGATTAGGCCGGAAGTTCCTCAAGCTTGAGACCAAAAAGAAGTATCGAGGACGGCGCATTGATGGGCACTACATCAGTCACCACACCCTCGTTTGGATCTATTTCAACGGCGACATCCCAGAAGGCATGGAGGTGGATCACGTCAATCGTGATTCCCGAGATGACCGCTTGGAGAATCTCCGTTTGGCTACTCCGTCTCAGAACCGAGGCTTCAACAAGAGCCTCCGAGCTGACAACACTTCGGGATTCAGGGGAGTGACTCGGCATCACGGCAAGTGGAGAGCCCAGATCAACGAGACTCGTTTGGGCCGCTTCGACACCAAGGAAGAAGCCGCCGCTGCATACCAACAAGCCGCCGCCGAACTCCACGGCGCATTTGCAGGAGCCGCATCATGAATCTCCCCCGCGTATTGGGCCTTTACAGCCCCGTCCCGCAGCAGGGCAAATCAACGGTCGCCAAGTACCTCAAAACTCGATACGGCTATCAAGTTGTGAGCTTCGCCACTCCCCTCAAACGGATGGCAACCCAGTTCTTGCACGCCATGGGCTACAGCCCGTTTGAGATTGACGGCTTCCTCTCCGAGGGGAAAAGCACGCGCCTCGCTGAGATCACCGTCGACACCCGCCACATCCTCCAAACCCTCGGCACCGAATGGGGCAGGGACTGCATCCACCCTGATGTGTGGGTGATGTGCTGGAAACGTCAGGTCAACTCCTTCCTCCAAATGGGCATCCCGGTGGTCTGCGACGACTTGCGGTTCATCAACGAGTACCGCGCTCTCCGCCACATCGCCCCCGAGACAGCGTTCTGGCGGATCACCCGCTCCAGTTTTTACGATCAAATCGCCAGCCACCCGAGCGAAGGCTTTGCTGAAAACAACAGCAATGTTTTTATCGACGCTGAAATCCACAACTTCCACAGCTTGGACGATCTAACAAAACAGATCGATCAAATGCTCGAAACTCCTCAGCACAATGCCATCCCAGTCCGAAGCGATTAAGCGAGCAGAACGCAACGCTGAGCAGGATTGGTTTCTGACTGCAGAGCGTTGTCTCCGGCTCGTCGCCCGCAAAAAGCAGAGCTTTACCAGTGACGACGTTTGGGAGCAACTCCGCGACTTCAACGTCCAAACAAAAGACAATCGCGCTATGGGCGCAGTTTTCAAAAACGCATACCGCGACCACCTAATCGTTCCCGTCAACCAATGGCAAGAATCACGTCGAAGAGTGGCTCACCGGAGACCAGTTCGGTTGTGGAAAAGCCTGCTTATGTAGAGCCAGCCGTTGAATTCGTTCATTGCACGAAGGACGCTGAGAAGCTGGTGGTCCAGATGGCCCGCGTCTCCAACCCCGAGAACGGCCAGAACTGGAACACCGGTCCAAAGCTCATCCGCTTTCTAATGAAGCATGAGCATTGGAGCCCGCTGGAGATGGTTTCGTTCTGCGTCAAAATACGCACTACCAGGGACATCTCAGCCCAACTGACGCGGCATTGGTCGATGCGTTTTCAGGAATACTCCCAGAGATATTCCAAAGTAGAAAAGCCCTCTGTCCCAGTTTTGCGTAAACAGGGAAAGACCAACCGGCAAACTTCAACCGATGACCTACCCGAGGATATCAAGCATAAGTTTGAGGACAAAATCAGTGACTTATTTGTCCAGACCCATTCCCTCTACGAAGAGATGCTCGAAGCGGGTGTTGCAAGAGAAAGCGCCCGCCGAATATTACCGATGTGCAGCAGAACTGATTTATACATGCATGGCAACGCAAGATCTTGGATTACTTTTCTCAAAACACGACTTGCACCTGACGCTCAGCCAGAGTGCCAGGACATTGCTAGACAGATAAAAGACATTTTTGTAGTCATGTTCCCTCATATCAGTGAGGCAGCGGATCTATGAATACTGAAAGTTTGGTCGATTTTGTGTCACGCGCTCCGTTCACAACACTCCGCGTCTGGCACAGAGCGAAGCCGCATTTGAATATGCTCAACGCAATTGAGCGAACCTACGGAGCGCGTGAGGCCAGGGTCTGGCTCACTGGACGGGTAGTCCTTGATGAGCAACGAGAGTTTCGCACCGCTCACTTTCAACCTAATGCGAACGCCCAGATCCCGCATGACACCGATTGAACCCATATCTGTACTTAAAAGAACGTCCCACCCTTTACTCATGCGCAGAAGAAGCACATACTTAGTTTTGACTAACCAAATTTGGGTAGCAACCCCCTAATGACCGACTCTGAGCTACGCAGCTACCTCCGAGATATTGGTCGCCACCCAATTCTGTCCAAACAAAGTCAACTTCTTCACTGCAAACACATTCGTACGTGGATTGACTGGCCTGATGGTCGAGACGCAGCGCCCAACCGTGTGAAACGAATGGGTAAACGTTCGATGGACATCATGGTGACGACCAACCTGCGTCTGGTCGTTTCAATCGCCAAGAAGTTCCAGAACCGTGGCCTCGACCTTCTCGACCTAATCCAAGAAGGCAATCTCGGTCTCATCCGTGGCTTGGAGCTATTCGACCCCACCCGGGGCTACTCCGTCTCCACATACGTCTATTGGTGGATTCGCCAGGGGATCACCCGTTCGATCCTCATGACAAGCCGCACAATTCGCCTTCCTGTACAGATCAGCGAAACCCATAGCAAAGCAAGCCGCTTCATCAGTGAGCACACCGCCCGCACAGGCGCAGCGCCCACCCCCGAGCAAGTAGCAGCCCACATCAAGATGAGCATCCACAAGATGGAGAAGCTCTTCAACGCCGTCGCCATCGCCCAATGCGCCTCTCTCGATTCGATGCAGCCCGACACCGGATCTCCTTATTCAGAAATCATCCCTTGCAAGCGCCAATCCCCCGAGAACTACACCGAGCAGCTTGAAACAAAGGAAACGATCAATGACCTCCTCAATGCCCTGGACGAAGACATCCGTGAAATCGTGGAGCGCACTGTCCTCGATTCGCACCAAATAAAAGAAGTCAGCGCGGACATGGAAGTCAGCACGCATCGCGTCAAAAAGCTCCAGATCGAGGGTCTAAAACACCTAGCGCCGCGCCTCGCAGCCTGATAAACTACCAATCGACTCCGCCTCCATATGCCAAGACCGGTCCAATTCACAGACGCAGCTGTAATTGCGGCGATGGAAGAGCACTACATCCGCCACGGCTTCGTCAAGGTGAGCGCCGTCGCCGAGGAAATGGGCATGCACCGCGTCTACCTATCCCAGCGTCTTACCAAGATGTCAAAGGAAGGCGTAATCACCCCCGAGCAACTGCAAGAGTGGCGCAACCCCGCCGCCCGCAGCCAAGCCAGCGGAGCTAGCACATTTCGCGTCACCGTGCGGCTCACCCCCGAGAATTATGGATGGCTCAAATCTCAGCCCCACGGAGCCTCCGAGACAATCAACGGGTTGATAAATATGTGCCGAAAGTAGGAGCACATATGTGTTAAATAGGAACAGATATATATATACTTAATATAACGTCACACTCACACTCATATGCGCTCTCACACTCCCGCGCGGCGGGCGGCTGAGGCTGTGGTGCTCTGGTACGTTTGAACTACTCTCAGAATCGTCTCGTTTCGTCTCGGCCTGCTACGGCTCCCAGTGGCTCCCATTGTGCCAATTGGCAAACCGGAACTCATTAGCCTTTAAACCCTACCAATCGCCGCCGGATCCTGTAGGATATGCACAAGCGAGAGGGAGGCCAACCGGCCAAACTCAAGCCCGAACCTTGAAAACCTAGTTTAACGTTTGCGCCACGATTTTGGTGCAGAGCGTTCGTAACGTGCGGTAAGTCCAGAGGACCGCGCAAACGTTAAGCTTACATATTGTGTTGGCGCGTACGCTTCCGCGCCATTAATGGAAGCTGATTCTCTCTTTTAATGCTTCCCGATTATTAATTAATCGGGTGCATTTAATGAGGGATTCTTTCTCTCTCAATCCACTCATTCTCATAGGAGGTTCTTTCGATGGAATTAATTTCTCAATACAATGTAAGCATGCCCTGCTTTGCATTGGCTCGTTTATTTAATGACGATTACACTGGAGATTTATCTCCAAACGATATTAAGGCAATTGATGCATTTAAAGAAGATTTGCCAAAACACCATTCTTTATGTGTTGATTCGTTCGATACTTTCTTTGACAAGTATCACGATTTAGAAGGATATGGCGTATTGGCTACAACTTGCCAGTGGGTAAAAGTTTCAGAATATAAGCCTTATTGATTTTATGGGGAGATAATCTCCCCTCATTTTCTCACTCAATCCTCTCATTCTCTCAGAAAATGTCTCACACTCGTCCTCTCAAAATTCGCAAAGCTCAAGAAAAATACAACATTGGTGAGTTATTAACATTCACCAATCCAAAAGTTCTCAAGTCTCAAAAAGTTTTAGACATTCCAACAGCAGTTTTACACTTGCTGCCAAAATATCGCGGAACGTGTCCTTTCGCTGGCACTTGTTCTGCAATATGTTTGCACGGTGCTGGCAATCCTGCTTACTTCAAAGGCAAGAATTCTGCCCGCAAAAACCGCACAGATTTTTTCATGGATGATCGCGAATTGTTCATGGAGTATCTTTTAATCGAACTTGTTAAGTTCCGCTTCAAAAATATCACCGCAAAAACTTGTGGTTTCCGTGGCAATGGTACGTCAGACATTCGATGGGAACGTGAATCAATCACGGTAACTTACGAAGTTTCAGCGTATCTTTATCGTGCTTACGGTTTCTACATTTTGCCAGGCAGATACAGAAACATTTTCTACGCTTTGCGTGAATGTTCTACTTGGTATTCTTACCCTGAAGTTTCCGGCAAAAATATGTTCCACTTCTACGATTATACAAAGCGGACAGATCGCTTGTTCCATATTTGCAAGCATGATGGTTATCATCTTACAATGTCAATCGGCTCATCTGGCAATGCTTTGCAGACAGCTTTAGACGAAGGGCTTAACATTGCCGCTGCATTTAACATTCCACGCGGTAAAGATCTCCCTCTGTTTGTCAACATAGAAGGCTACGACTATCCTGTCTTAGACGGAGATGTTACAGACTTCCGTCCATTTGATGCATCTGACAAACGTTATGTTGTCGGTCTACGCATGAAACGTGTTCCCGGCATGACTCAAAAACAAGTCTCCAATTTTGTTGTCGCTTAACCAACTCATGAACAGACTCATTTCACACAATTCCAGAACATCTCCATTGTTCTGGATTGGTGTTCTCTTTGGCCTCTCACTTTCCATCTTCATTATTAACAATGAACTATCAAATGCCGCGCAATCTTCCAGAACCTGCCCATCTTTTGGATCCACCGGAAGCATTCCAGGACGATGCTTTTGCGGAGGAAAATGAAATAGAAAAAGAGCAAAAATTAATTGATCGTTATCTCGATTATTTAGACGACTTTTAATCATGCCAACTCGAATCAAACTCATTAAAGTTACTGTCGAACTTTTTGACGGCAAAGTAACATCTTGGATTGAAAGCTCACGCTTAAAAGATCCTTGCCCCAAGATTAATAATCGAGTTCTAAACCAACTTAACGGTTTAAATGTTCGTGAAGTTGCCACAGAACTTGTTCACAAATAACCCTCTCTCTCTCAATCCACACAATCTCTCACACTCGTCATGTCTATTTCTTACGTCTCATCCTCAAAAATCAAACTATGTGAAACTTTTGACACTGATTCAAACATGGGTCAGCTCATTCAAAAAGCTGCAGCAATGCAAGCACAATACAAACTATTAGAAGCAGAACTAAAGCAATTCCGTGAGATTGCAACAGAGTATCTTGTCAAAGAAAATCTTGATCAACTTAAGTGCGGCGACTTTACTGTCTCCAAATCAACGCGAAATAACTGGACTTATTCCAACAAACTAGAACTAGAAATTGAGCGCATAAACATTGACAAAAAATGGGAAGAACGCAAAGGCATTGCCACAACTGACCCCACAATTTCCTGCACAATCCGCACAAACACAAAATGACTCTCACTGAAACCATCGACTACATCGAAAAAGAATGGCCAGCCATTCTTGACGCCAACGGCTGCGCCCGTTGGATCCTCAAGCTAACAAATAACACTCCTCAGCTACCTGTTTATTTAAGCCCCAACGTTCGTCTAAACAACGTTCTTGACGAACTCTGCTGTTTCTGGATGCGCCACGAACATGACTGAACAAGAACTCAGGGAAAAATACGGTTACTGGGGTAGCCACCCGGACTACCCAATCACTGACTGGATAGCTGAAGTGACCAATAACGAAACCCGTAACGGGTATTGGTCTTGGGTTGAAGCATGCCTTTTCACTGACTCATGATGGACTTTCACCCCTCCATGAACGACAAAGATTTTGTCGATTTTCTGTTCACAAAGTTGTGCGGCCACGTTGATCTCCCCGAGATCGATCTGCACGACGACGACTCCTGCTGCGACCACCTGATTTTTCAACAACATGAACACGACTGAAAAAACCATCAAGTACACGCTCGAACTAACCGAGTTCGACTGGCAAATAATGCGCAAAGCCGTTCAGGAATATGCGAGCGACCTATCAAATAGGTCGCGCATTTCTAGTGGCCGGATTGCCGTTGCAGCTGAACGCTACGGCTGCCGCCTGTATTGCCAATCCCTGTCTCGCGCTCTGAAGCAAATCCCCAAAGCAACTGACTGATGACCCATAGGGGGCTGCGCATCCTTTCCACGCAGGTCTTCATCTCTCTCAATCCACTCTCATGAACATCTACAGCACCCTCACCAATCAAATCTCCAAAATCCTGTCTGAGCACCCCCACGGCCTGCGCCAGAGCCAGATCGCAGCGAAGCTCGGCATCCCCCGAGCAAAGGACAACAACTGGATCGCCTACTACCTGCTCAAAGCGATGCAAGACGAAGGTCTTGTAACGAAAGACAACCAGAAAACGTTCTTTCTGGCCCAGTAACCAGTTCAGAACGCTTGCACTTTCTGACCAAAGTGCTTAAGCTCCTTTCTGAGGAGAGATCCCCCGCTCTCCTCGCCTTTCTCAATCCACTCACCTGTTCTCAGAAATGGCTTCCACCTACCTGACCAAAGCTCAGCGCCAGATCCTGATCGATGAATACATCGATCAAGCCGAAGAAATGGGCGAAGACTGCTCACCCGAGCGTCTGGCCAGCCTCAACAACGTTGAGCTGATCGAGGAATGCGTTGCATTCATGCCCGACTGTCTCGACGCCCTCTGATCCCTTCTCAATCCAGTCACTTGCTCTCAGAACAATGCAAACCTCCTTCCTCCCCGCTTCCGAAAAGGCCAACGTCACACAAGCCTTCCGCGTCAAACCCGTATGGGAGACCGCCGGTAGCGTTGCCTTCCCCGAGAACGCCACACCAAAGGAAGCCTTCGCAATCGCCAACGCCGACTTTGACGTTGAAGAAGTCGATCTCCAATGCGCCGAGACCGGCATCAAGATCCCGAGCCACAAACAGATCAAACGCTCCGACGATGGCACCCGCCTGGGCATCGTTGGCCGCGATTGGGTGCCCGTCCAAAACAGCCAAATGATCGACCTGTTCAACTCCTTAGACGGTCAGATCTCGATCAACAACATCCTGGTGGTGGGCAACGGCAAAAAGATCTTTGCCACCGCCCAAGTCAACGAAGGCCGCGAAATTGCAGACGGTCACATCGTCCGCCGCTACCTGCACGTCTACAACAGCCACTGCAGCGGCAGCAGCTACGGCGTCAACTTCAGTGACGTCAATCTGATCTGCGCCAATCAACTCAACTTCATCACCGGCAAGCACGCCGCCAACGCAATCCGCGAAGGCAATGGCCTGCGCCACGCTCACACCCGAGGCGTGACCGATTTCGCCGCCAACCTCTCCCGGCTGATCGACGTCCAGAACCAACGGTTCAACCGCTCTGTTGAGGAGCTGGAGCGGATGCGCGACCGCACCATCGACCGCGACTTCACCGACGCCGTGCTGCGCCATCTCTATAAGAAGGAGCTGGCGGTGCCCAAGCGGATCAAGAACCCCGAGACAGGCGAAAAGCTGGAGCTAGATCGCGCCCTGTTTGAAGTGAAAGCGATTGACCGCATTCGCCGCCACATTCGGGATGGCTACGGCATGGAATCCGATGGCGTGCAGGGCACGGCCTACGGGCTGTTCCAGGCCATCACGCAAACCTGCACCCACGACAGTTTCAAGGACAAAACCACCGAGGAGAAGGGCATGGATACCGAGACCGCCCGCCGTCGCCTGGAGTCCCTCTGGAGTGGTGGTGAGAACGCAAAGCGCATCAACCAGGCACGTCAGCTCATCCTCTCCGCAATCTGATGACCAACGAAATCCGCCACACCTTCTGGATCGTCCATGAAGACGGCCATGAGGAGTCCTGGTCAACTGACCGCGACCTGCGAGGAGCCCTTCAGGATTTATCTGAGCGGCTCCGCTTCATCCCGAATTACAAGGACGTTCGGCACAAAGCGACCCTCCCTCACCCCGAGGGATTCGACATCGAAATCATCTGAGAAACGGGGAGGGATCTCACCCCCTCCCCAACTCAATCCACTCAATGGTCTCTCAAAACCGTTGAGTCACGGGGTTTCTCAGGCCCCATGACCACCAATCTACCGTTTCAATCCACTCATGTCCTTCAACCCAGATAGCGAGCAAAACAATGACCTGCTCGCCGCTCTCAGCATTTCTGTCCTGGCCGATAAAGCCAAGCAAATCGCTCAGGCCCGCTTCCTCAACCCCAGTCTCCCCCGAGACCCTGACTTCCAGCCCCTGCTGGAGGAGATGGCCAAGGTTCTGATCGAATTTCTGGAAACCCAAAATAATCGCGATAAGGCTGGCGCACACCACGGGTAGCGTTCTACTTTGGTGAGAGTCGGCTGAGTCCCTGCACTGGGCACCAGGCCGCCGCCACCAAACCAAGAACGGCATCGCATGCTCTCCTCGTCGCGTGCGCTGTATTCCGCTGTCAACTGCGACACAGGGATGCAGCTATGGACCACTTGTGCCTCAGAACACGAAATCCTTCAGGCCAATGAGAACCTTCGCTTGGCAGGACACCCTGCCCGTTTTTTCAGAGAGGGAGATCACAAGTTTGTCTCCTTACATTCTGCAAACGGGTGATGAGGCTTTCATCTCTTTCTCGCGTGATCCCCATTCCACAAATCCATACGATTTGACCTGGAATGTCGAAGAAGCTCACCGCTTCTACACCCTCGACAAAGCGTTAGCAGTCCGCTCCGAGCTGGCTGTCCGCTTTGACGAAATCACCTCAATCCTCTCACTCTGATTCTCACCATGTCATCTCAAAACCCTTGGGTCGTTCTCGCGGCCTTTGCAGAAAATCTCGCGCCTCACGCCGAGAATGCTCTGAATGCTGTCGCTGCTGTATCCACAGCAGTTGTTGAGACAGATCGCTACCTCGCCGATCTGGACAGGCAAAGCAAAAACCTGCTTCCCCCGAGCAACTAATGAAAGGGCTGCTGCGCCACTGGTGGGGAACCTCCCACTGGTGGCTGGCCCTTATGGGCTTTTGTTTTTTGTCTGCCTTCCTGGGTGGACCCAAGTTCTTAGCAGGCATTGGCGTTGTCTTTGTCATCCATTCTCTCTACTTTTTTTCACTAACTTTCATTCTCCTGATCCGTGCCTGTTTTATCCGCTGAAGTCGCAGTGCGCTGCCCCGAGTGCGGCGCTATTGACACCAAGGTCACATCAATTAAATGGAATGAAAAAGGCACGCGAGTCCGGCGCTATCGGAAATGCAACGAGTGTGGGCACAAGTTCCGCACAACACAAGCCCGAGAGTTAGTTGATAACTGTGGGCGTCTGTTTAAAGCGACAGCCTTGGCACCACCGGACCCCCTCTTCGGTGAAGACAACCAAAACGCCGTTTTCACCGAGCGCAATATCCGTGACATGCGGATGGAGTACGCCTCAGGCAAGTTCTCCCAACGAGCGCTTGCTCAGAAATACGGCGTACATCAGAGCACGGTGTGCGACATCGTGAACCGTAAAACCTGGGCGCATGTTGAATAACCGCTAAAGTGGCAGTGTTGGCATGCATTTTCAGCGCAAACTGCCATGACAAAGCGCCGCCCATTAACTGAACGAATGAAGATCGCGGCGGGCTATTTGGCCGGTGGCATGCCCGTCAGAACCGTCGCGCATCGACTCCACGTTGGAGAGCGCTCAGTATTCCACTGGAAAAAGCGAAAAGACTTTCAGCAAGAGATAAGAAGGCTCCAAGCAGAGAACCTTTCTATCTCAACGGCTACAAACCTGGCTCTTTTACCCGGGGCAATCGAGACCCTCCAATCGATCATGTACAACACCGAGGATCGAGCTTCTGACCGCATCGCCGCCGCCAGAGCAATCATGAGCGGGGCAGAAGCCCACGCGGAAAGGAACGCTCTGGAAGCGCAGATCGTGGACCTGGAGCGCCAGCTCATGAGCACGCTCAGTCTCAACCTCCCCGACCCAGACGACGCGGAGTATCAGGACGACCCCGAGGACGAAGAAATCGAGATCAACCCCCGGCAGCTCTTGGACGTCACCCCCGAGAAACCTGACTGATGGGAGCTTCCCTCGCTGGTCTCCGCCGCCGCGTCGAGCGAATGCAGGTGCAGCTCCAGAAGCAGCAAGAACGCAGCGCCCGCTTCGCGTCCGGCAAAAAGCAGACCAACCTTCCCGGGATTGAAGACTGGGCCAACTTTGCATCGAAGACTTACATCCGCACGTCAGGCACCGTCGCGCCATTTATCCCTTACCCATATCAAGTCGATCTGATTAAAAGCATCAATGAGAACCCAAACACGATCGTTCTCAAATCACGTCAGACCGGAATCAGTGAAACCGTCTGCAACTATCTTCTATGTCGCGCTCTCACAGAGCCTGGTTTCGCTGCTGTTACGTTCAGCAAAACTCAAACGGATGCAAGCGAGCTTGGTAAGCGGGTTCGCGCTATGGCAAATAGCATCCAGGGCGAGCCGTTCAAGTTCCTAACCGACTCAAATACCCAGCTATCAGTTGTAGGTGGTGGGACATTATTCTTTCTGCCCGCAACAGCCCGCGCAGCCCGAGGCATCCCTTCCTGCTCAGTCCTTTTCTTGGATGAAGGAGCCTTCCTCGAAGGTGCTCTTGAGATCTATTCAGCCGCCATGCCCACGCTCTCGATGGTGGGCGAAGCAGCCAAGGTCATCGTGGTCTCCACCCCCGGGACAGAGACCGATTTCTTCGGCCAGCTCTGGCTCACTGACGAGGGCAATTGGAACAAACAAACAGTCCACTATTCACAGCATCCTGTCTATTCAAAAGATCCAGAGTGGGCTCTAAAAACTAAGAATTCGCGTCGAATGACTGACGCGGCATGGAATCAAGAGTACGAACTAATCTTTGGCGCAACAGATACTCAGGTTTACCCCACAAAGCTTGTCGACGCCTGTGCAACTGGCTATGAGGTGGAATGCGGCCTCGTAAATCGTTCCTACGTCCTAGGAATTGACCCTGCAGCTGGAGGAGCTGATGCGTTCGCCGCAATTGTCCTTGATATCACTGACCCAACATGCGCGGAAGTAGTGAAGGTCCACCAAGTGACCGGAAAGTCCACAGACTACAACTTACGGAAAATCAGAGAACTTATCGACGACTTCTTGCCGCAGCGGATCGTCGTCGAGAAGAATGGCATCGGTCAGGTCATAGCCGAAGCGATGGCCCTGTACTTTTCTGGCCAGATGATCGAGACATTCTTGACGAGTAGACCAAGTAAAATCACTGTTACTGACAGGATTCTCTACCTGATGGAGAAGGGTGGCATTAAGTATCCAAAGGGCAATATCGTCTCCGAGCTAAAGGCATTCCGACAGAATGAAGACGGTAGCCGTGAGGCTGCACCCGGTTTTCATGACGATTTGGTTCTCGCGCTTGCCTTCGCATGCAGCCTTATCCCCGAGGTTGTTCCCACCGCAGCATTCTTTGACCATGTCTAAAGGCCCCGGCAAACTCTTCCAAAAACCCGTGAGATTCCTCAAAGGCATTGAAACCATGGCTCGCGAAAGGCTGGCCATCTGCCACCAATGCGAGCACTGGGATAAACAATTCGGTCGCTGCAAGCTTTGTGGTTGCATCCTCAAAGCAAAAGCCCGAGTACCTAGCTCCCGCTGTCCTGCGAATAAGTGGCCGGTGCTGTAGGCAGCCCCTCCAGGATCATCGTTCCAATCATGCTCTTGGAGGCGAAGTGCATCTCCAGGAGCGCTCTACAGATGGATTTCAACTCATCCATGGATTGGCAACGCTCAATGTCGTGGTGAGCCTTGATCCGAACCAGCTGATCCATCTGTATCCAGCGGATACACCTTGGTAACCACGGTGCAGACGGAGGTCAACCAGATTATGATTTGTGTGCGGAAGCGTGTACCACCACCTCCCGCGTGACCGATTCAGCGCATTGAACCGATGAGCAAAGCCTACTCAGGCCCGAGGTACAAGCACCCGCTGTATTCCATTTGGATTGGAATCAAGTGCAGGTGCAGAAAGGGCCGGTACTACTGGAGAGGGATCAAA